ATGCTGCTGACGCTGGATGAAATCAAAAGGCAGTGCCGCCTGGAGAATGACTTTACGGATGAAGACGGACTGCTTGAACTGCTGGCGCTGGCAGCAGAGGCGAAAGCAACCACTTATCTCAACCGGAATCTTTATAAGACCAATGACGAAAAACCCGCTCTCGATGAGGACGGCATGGTTATTACAGAAGATATCCGGCTGGGGTTGCTGATGCTTGTCAGCCACTGGTACGAAAACCGCAGCTCTGTCTCTGAAATTGAGAAGTCAGTAACACCCATGGCTTTTGAATTTCTGCTGCAGTCCAGGCGGCTTCCTGTTTCGGGATTCTGATATGCAACTTCGATCGACGAGAACAAGCGCAACTTACACCCTGCCTGATCCGGGTGAACTGGATAAACGCATCATGCTCCGCCAGCGCATCGATCGCGCTGCCGGCGTTTATGACACCACTCAGGAATACAAAAACATTATTTCTGCGTGGGCCAGGGTGCGTCAGGTCAGCGCGACGACAATGCATGAATCAGCGCAGACCGACCAGGCACTGACGCATTATTTCACCATTCGATTCCGCAAAGGCATTACTGCGGATTTTGAAGTGGTTCATAACGGGATGGTTTATGCAGTGAGGCGTGCGCGAGACCTCAATGATGCCCGGCGCTTTCTTCTCCTGGAATGCGAGGAAATGCGAGAAGAGCACCCTGAAGGAGATGATATGTATGGCTGACGGCTATCTTCATATTGATTTTCAGCAGTCAGGCAATGTCGTTTTCGACAGGCGGATGGTTCGCCAGGCATTCATAAAAATCGGTCAGCAACATCTGTCGGTTGCCCGCCGACTTATTGCCTCACGCGACCGATCGCAACCGGGACAGAACCCCGGATCTGAAAGTGGTCAGCTTTCCGGCTCGATTGGTTTTTACGTGCCGAATGCAACCAGTCGCCGTCCCGGTTTTATGGTGCGAATAGCGCCCAACCAGAAACGCGGCAGGGGCAAAACAGCAAGTATTACCGGCGATTACTACCCGGCTTTTCTCATGCATGGTGTCAAACGGGGCGCACGGCGCCAGAGACGCCATAACCGGGGCGCGTCAGGCGGAAGTGGCTGGCGTATAGCCCCCCGCAATAATTTCATGAACGAATCGCTTGAGCATCTCGCTCCGTGGACACGGTATGTGTTAGCACAGGCGCTACGCCGGGCTCTCAGAACTGAAGGAAGTTAACCGTGAAATTATCAACAATAATCGGAGTACTGCGCGGGCGGTGCCCTTTTTTTGACTCCAATATCAGCGGCGCCGCTGAGTTCAAAAACATTCCCGAGACCGGGAAAATGAAGCTGCCTGCGGCTTACGTGATCCCTGCGGATGACAATGTTGCTCCTCAGAAATCAAAAACGGATTACTGGCAGACCGTAACAGAAGGCTTCGCCGTTGTGGTGGTACTGGATAACAGCCGTGATCTCCGTGGTCAGGCCGCCAGTTATGACGCGATCGATGAAGTCAAGAAGATGCTCTGGTCAGCGCTGCTGGGCATGAGGCCAGACGATAACAGCGATATCGTGATTTACGCCGGCGGTCAGTTGCTGGATATGGATCGCGGACGTCTGTATTACCAGTTTGATTTCACCTGCGATATGGAAATCACTGATGAAATGACGCGCCAGCATACTGAGCTTGATGCGCTTGATGAGTTTAAAGAGCTTGGCATTGACGTCGACTTCATAGATCCGGGTACCGGCCCGGACGGAAAAATCGAGCATCACACCGAAATAACCCTCAACCCCTGAGAGGCCCCATGTTTGTAAAACCCAAAAAAGGGCGGTCGGTTCATGACCCTGCCCGCGGCGATCTGCTGCCTGAATCCGGGCGAAACGTCGAAGAAAATCAGTACTGGTACCGTCGGGAACTGGACGGGGATATTGAAATCGTTCCGCCGGAAGATGCGGCAGAACCCGTAAAACAGGTGACTAAAAAATGACGGTCTCAATGAACACCATTCCGTCCGATCTTCGCGTTCCGTTGTTTTATGCGGAGATGGATAACAGCGCAGCCAACACCGCACAGACCAGCGCGCCCAGTTTGCTTATCGGGCATGCTAATACCGGAGCGCAAATCGCAACGAACCAGCTTGTTTTCATGCCGTCGGCTGATTATGCCGTCAGCATGGCCGGTGCAGGCAGCCAGCTGGCGCGTATGGTTGACGCTTACCGCAAAACCGACCCTTTCGGTGAACTGTGGGTTATAGCGGTACCGGAACCGGCAGCAGGTACCGCAGCAGCCTTTACCCTGACGGTTACCGGCTCCGCCCAGGCCGCAGGTGTTATCTCGCTCTACATCGGTAATCGCCGCATTCAGGCACCAGTAAGCGCGGGTGATACTGTGGCGGCTATCGCGACGTCTGTCGCCAGCGCCATCACTGCCGACGGGCTGACGCCGTTTACCGCTGTCGCCGCTGAAGGCGTGGTTACCCTGACCGCGCGCCATAAAGGCACATGGGCCAACGACACGCCGATCACGCTGAACTATTACGGCTTCAGTGGTGGTGAAGTGCTGCCGTCAGGCGTAAATGTTGCAGTTGCGATCGGTGAGGCAGGCACCGGCGCGCCAGTCCTTACCGGGACGATTGCGGCAATGGGCGATGAGTCATTCGACTATATCGGTCATCCGTTTAACGATACCGCGTCGATTAATACCATCAGCCAGGAAATGAACGACACGAGCGGGCGCTGGAGCTGGCTACGCCAGATTTACGGGCACGTTTACACGGCGAAAATTGCGACCGTAAGCGACCTCATCACTACCGGTGATGCGTTCAACGATCCGCATCTGACGCTGGCAGGTTACGAGAAAGCCATTCAGTGCTGTGCTGATGAGCTGGCCGCGAGTCGTACTGCGCGCGCTGCCGTTTTCCTGCGTATCGACCCGGCACGTCCAACCCAGACCGGCGAACTGGCAGGCATGCTGCCACCCCCCAACGGTAAACGCTTTATCAAAAGCGAGCAGCAATCCCTGTTAATGCACGGGATCGCCACGGCGTATACCGAAGGCGGTGTGTTACGCATTCAGCGCGATATCACCACCTACAAGAAAAATGCGTATGGCGTGGCCGACAACAGCTACCTGGACAGCGAAACGCTGCATACCAGCGCGTATGTCCTGCGCCGCCTGAAGACGGTCATCACAAGCAAATACGGGCGCCACAAGCTGGCGAACGATGGTACCCGCTTTGGCCCCGGACAGGCGATCGTGACACCCGCGGTGATTAAAGGCGAGCTGCTGGCAACGTACCGCCAGATGGAACGTGAAGGCATCGTTGAAAACTACGACCTGTTCAAGAAATACCTGATCGTGGAGCGCGACGCGAATAACCCGGCCCGTATCAACGTGCTTTATCCGCCTGATTACGTCAATCAGCTGCGTGTGTTTGCACTCCTCAATCAGTTCCGTCTCCAGTATCCGGAGGAAGCATAATGGCCAGAATTGCTGGTACCTGTTATTTCAAAATCGACGGTCAGCAGCTTTCGCTGACCGGCGGTATTGAGGTGCCGATGAACACCGTCGTTAATGACGACATCATTGGCATGGAGGGTTCGGTGGATCGTAAAGAGACCCATCGCGCCCCTTACGTAAAAGGCACCTTTAAAGTGCCGAAGGATTTCCCGGTGAATAAAATCACCACATCAGATCAGATGACCATCACTGCCGAGCTGGCGAATGGTCAGGTCTACGTACTGTCTTCCGCCTGGCTGCATGGTGAAGCGAACCACAATGCTGAAGAAGGCACGGCAGAACTTGAATTCCACGGTGAAGAAGGAGATTACCAGTGAAGGAACTACAGCTAACCAAACCGATTAACGCGCATGGTGAAGCCATTCACGTTCTGGAGTTTTCAGAGCCGACAGGCAAGGACGTCCGCGAGCTGGGTTATCCCTATCAGATGAACCAGGACGAGTCGATTAAGCTCCTGTCCGGTGTCGTCTCGAAATACATTGTGCGCCTGGCGAACGTGCCGCAAAGCTCTGTTGATCAGATGTCGCCTGCCGACCTGAATACGGCCGCCTGGATGGTGGCGGGTTTTTTCCTCCAGGCCTGACGGCTGATTACCTCACTGATCGCTATTTTGACTGCGCCAGATACTGGCGCATCAATCCCTTTGAACTGCTGAGCATGCCAATCAGTGAAATCCCGCTGCTGGTCAGTCAGGCAAACCGAATAGAGCAGGAGATGCCGCGCAATGGCTAACTTCGAACTGAAGGCGCTGATCACGGGTATTGATCGCCTTTCCCCAATACTTTCGCGCATGCAGCGCAATATCCGCCGGTTCCGGCGCGCCACAGAGGGGGCGGGGAGTGGCGGGCTGGGTATGGCTGCCGGGTTAACTGCCGGGCTGGCGATTACCGGGCGCGCGTACGCGCAACAGGAAGATGCCGCCGTGGGCCTTAAGGTGGCAATGACCGAAGCCAACGGCCAGGTTGGTGCCGGCTTTGAAAAGATTAACCAGCTGGCGATCGGACTGGGTAACCAGTTACCGGGTACCACCGCTGATTTTCAGAACATGATGCAGATGCTGGTACGCCAGGGTATCCCCGCAGAAAACATCCTGGGTGGGGTCGGGAAGGCATCGGCTTACCTTGCCGTCCAGCTCAAGAAAACGCCGGAAGCGGCGGCTGAATTCGCGGCAAAAATGCAGGATGCAACCGGGACCGCAGCGAAAGACATGATGGGGCTGTTCGACACGATCCAGAAAGCCTTTTATCTGGGCGTGGACGACACCAATATGCTGTCGTTTTTTACCAAAACCAGTGCAGTCCTGAGCATGGTCAACAAGGACGGCCTGAAGGCTGCGCAAAGTCTGGTTCCTATCGGCGTTATGATGGACCAGATGGGTATGCAGGGCGAGTCTGCGGGTAACGCATTACGTAAGGTTATCGAATCAGGACTGGATCTGAAACAAGTTAAGGCTACGAACAAGATCCTGAGAAAACAGGGGATCCGGCTCGATTTCACCGACGGGAAAGGGAGCTTTGGCGGTCTGGACAAAATGTTCAGTCAACTGGAGAAGCTACGTAAACTTAAAGATACGGATAAGACCAGAGTAATTAAATCCCTTTTTGGTGATGACGCAGAAACAAAACAGGTTGTTGATGCTCTCATTAAAAAAGGGAAAAGTGGTTATGACGAAATTCAGCAAAAAATGAATAAGCAGGCGAGCCTGAATAAAAGGGTTGAAATGCAGCTTGGTACCCTGGCAAACCTGTGGGATGCCATGACCGGGACGGCAACAAATGGCCTGGCCGCAATTGGCGGAGCCTTTTCTGGTGATGCGAAAAGAATAACCGCCTGGCTTGGCGATCTGGGCGAGAAATTCACGGCTTTTGCCGATAAAAACCCAGCAGTGGTCCGCGGCGCTTTTGGACTTGCGGCCGGACTTACTGTTTTAAAGTTGGGTTTTTTGGGAGTTGGGGCTGCGCTAGGGGTTGTGAGTAGATTATTAGCAATGTCACCTGTCGGGCTGGTTCTTACAGCAATAGGTTTGGCGGCTGGCGTCATTATTACAAACTGGAAGGAGTTTGCTCCCTTCTTCAAATGGCTTTGGGATACAGTTGGGCCTTATTTCGAGACTGGCTGGGCCATTATGAAAAAGGCGTTTGACTGGTCTCCTCTCGGTCTTGTTATTAATAACTGGGGGCCGATCGTCCAATGGTTCCAGGATATGTGGGCAAAGTTAAAACCCATTATTGAATGGTTCACGGACGGCTCTTCTGAAACCGTCAATGCTATGAATGCCGCGCAATGGGGGACTGGTGGGTACGGTGTTTATGGAACAGGCGTAGCAAGCGCAGGTTATAACCAGTATCAGATCAAGCAATCGGGACAGGAAAAGCCAGAGGGAAAAATTACGGTTGAGTTTAAGGGCGCGCCTCCCGGCATGACCGTGACTGATAGCAGTTCACGAGGTATCGATGTTAATCATGATGTTGGTTATACCAGAATTGGTCGGACCGGTATGGGAGGGTAAACCCTCCCTTAAATTCATTTGGCAAATACGCAGTCACGCCCTGATGGAGCACCAACAACACGCGACATTCGATCACAAATTACAGTGACCTGTTGCCCTTTTTTAAGTGCAATTGCGGATGCCTTTTCCGAGTCCTGCATTTCCATGCGCGCCGGCATAAACTGATTATCGGTCTGGAAACTAATAATAATGGAATCGGTAAAATCCTTATCAATTGACTGGACGATACCTTTAACTGCAACCAACTTACCTTTCATATTTTCATCGGTTGCGACTTCATTTTCATCATAAGCCTTAAACAACTGCCGGGCTGTGGTCTGAAACACTTCTTTTTGAGGCGCAGGCTCTACCGCTTCTGCATTAGATGCTGAAGAAGGCGAACTTTTATCGTTCTTGCTTGCGATATAGCCTAAGACCATAAATGCGATAAATATATAAAATATCCATTTCAACAATTTTTTCATGTAATCACCTAATGGTTGGATTTTTTACTGCAAACGTAGTGTGAATTATCCACGTCAGTAATTTATAGCAACACCTCACTCTATGACCATCAAAAATAATACGCTGCTATGGGGGATTTATGTCTTGGAAAGACAGGTTACAGGACGCCTCGTTCCGCGGCGTACCATTTAAAGTTGAGGATGAAAGTTCCCCGGTAGGGCGGCGCGTTGAAACTCATGAATACCCCAACCGCGATAAGCCCTATACCGAAGACATCGGTAAGATAACGAGTCGTCCGTCATTTTCCGCGTATGTGGTTGGCGATGACTGCTTTGACCAGCGCGACCGCCTCATCGAGGCACTGAACAAACCCGGCCCCGGTACGCTTATTCACCCCACTTACGGTGAAATGAACGTATGTGTTGATGGCGAGATCCGCGTAAGCACCACAAAAACCGAAGGGCGAATGGTGCGCTTTGATCTCAAATTCGTTGAGGCGGGAGAGCTTTCTTATCCCACTTCAGGCGCTGCCACTGCGAAAGTCCTGAGCTCCTCATGTTCCGCTCTGGACGACTGTATCAGCGACGGATTTAAGGCGTTTGGCATGGATGGAATGCCGGACTTTATCCAGGGGGGAGTGGTTGAACGGGCAGGCGGTATGCTGGGTTATGTTTCTGACGCCATGAAAATGGTGGACGGCTCGGTTTCTGACGCTGCCAGGTTGCTGCAGGGGGATATTTCCGTTCTTCTCCCGCCGCCGTCATCCGGTAAAGGCTTTATTGATGCGCTTCAGAAAATGTGGCGCACCGGAAACAGACTCTACGGCAACACCGGCGACATCATCAGGATGGTCAAAACACTCGCCAATATCAGCATGGGGAAAGACCTGGCACCGCATGGCGTATGGAAAACGGAAAGCCAGAGCACAAGGTGGCAGACTGAACAGGGGAACACCGTTGCCGGCGCGATACGCACCACGGCACTGAGCGAAGCGGCCTACGCGGTATCAACGTTACCCGCGCCGGTTGCATCATCACAAGGCGGTGTCAGCGGGCAGACTCCTGCTGTAATGGCGAACGTGTCGCATCCGGCGCTGAGCAATGCCCCGCCAAATACGTCTGAACCGGACACGCCTTCATGGGAGGAGCTTACCGCCGTTCGCGATACGCTGAATGTGGCTATCGATCGCGAGATGAGCCGCACGAATGATGACCGTGTTTTCATTGCGCTTCGCCGCCTTAAAGCGGACCTGAATACTGACCTGACCCAGCGGTTGCGACAGTCTGATAAAACCGTAACCGTTATACCTTCAGATACCGGCCCCGCCCTGGTGATGGCCGCTTACGCGTATGACGATGCAAACCGGGCAGAGGAAATAGTCCAGAGAAACCGCATAGCGCATCCCGGTTTCCTCCCGAGAAGGCCTCTCCGGCTCACGACACGACAGCTTGCCTGGCGAATTGATCCCGTAACAAACAGAGAAATATGATGAATGACAACGTCACGCTTCGTGTTAACGGCCGCGAGTGGGGCGGCTGGACTTCAGTTCGTATAGGGGCCGGTATTGAGCGCCTGGCGCGCGATTTCAGCGTTGAGCTTACCCGGCAGTGGCCCGGCGAGAACGGTGATGGTTCACTCCGGCCGAAAGTAAAAAACGGCGACAAGGTGGAAGTTCTTATTGGCAGTGATCTCGTGATCACCGGCTGGGTTGAGGCGACGCCTGTTCGTTATGACGCCACATCCGTCAGTGTGGGCATATCAGGGCGCAGCCTTACTGCTGATCTCATTGACTGCGCGGCCGAGCCGACCCAGTTCAACGGCCAGTCACTCGTCCGGGTAGCCGCCGCGCTCGCCAGGCCATTCGGGATAGAGGTGGTGAATACCGGCGCGCCATCGGGGGCTATACCCGGCGTTCAGCCCGATCACGGCGAAACGGTGATAGAAGTCATCAATAAAATGCTGGGGCAGCAGCAGGCACTGGCGTATGACGATCCGCGCGGTCGGCTCGTTATCGGCGGCATCGGTTCCACCCGCGCGACAACGGCGCTGGTGCTGGGACAAAATATTCTTTCCTGTGACACAGAAAAAAGTATCCGGGAGCGTTTTTCCTCCTATCAGGTATCAGGTCAGCGCGCCGGGAACGATGATGACTTTGGTGCGGCCACAACCACGGCCCTGCGCGCAAAAACAGTCGATGCTTCAATCACCCGTTACCGGCCAATGGCCGTACAACAAACCGGGCAGGCCACCGGTGCCAGCTGTATAGCGCGTGCTGAGTTTGAAGCGCGTCAGCGTGCGGCGCGAACGGATGAAACGACGTATTCGGTATGGGGATGGCGTCAGGGTGACGGAACGCTGTGGCAGCCCAACCAGCGCGTCATTGTTTTTGACCCTGTCTGTGGCTTCAGCAATGCGGAGTTACTGATCTCTGAAGTCACCTTCACCAAAGACAATAACGGAACACTGACCGAACTGCGGGTCGGCCCGCCGGATGCCTATCTGCCGGAACCGGAAGATCCCAAAAAACGGAAGAAGAAAAAAACCACTCAGGAGGAACCTTTCTGATGCGTGGATTCGAGAGCCTGCAGCGGCAGGTGCTTAATCTTATCTGCCGCGCTGTAGTAAAGAGTGTGAATGCGTCAAAAAAATGCCAGGTGGTGGATCTTGAGCTGATAGCCGGCGAGCCGACAGGCAATATTGAACATCTTGAACCTTACGGATTCACGTCAAAAGCCCGTTCCGGTTCCGAAGCGCTGGTGCTTTTTCCTGACGGCGATCGCTCTCACGGTGTGGTGGTGGCGGTCTCAGATCGCCGTTACCGGATGAGGGGCCTGCAAGACGGCGAAGTCGCACTCTACGATGACCAGGGGCAGTCAGTCACGCTGACACGCAGCGGTATTGTGGTTGACGGAGGGGGCCATCCAGTCCTGTTCAAAAACGCACCGAAAGCACGGTTCGAAATGGATATCGAGTCAACCGGGCATATCCGTGATCTCTGCGATTCAAACGGCATAACCATGTCTTCGATGCGGCTTACCTATAACGGACATCGTCATAAAGAAAATGGCCAGGGAGATAACACGGACACACCAAACCAGAACATGGGGGCATAGGTATGGAACTCTGGCTGACCGTTGACGGCCGTCGCATTAATGCGAATACGCCGCTGGACCTGCTTACCCGTGCAGTCGTTATTTCTCTTTTCACCTGGCGGCGGGCGAAGCCGGATGACGAGACTGATGTGCCTATGGGGTGGTGGGGTGATACCTGGCCTGTCGCCCAGAACGACAGATATGGCTCCCGCCTGTGGTTGCTGCAGCGAAAGAAACTCACGAACCAGACCGCGCTAGAAGCAAGAACCTATATCCGCGAAGCGCTGCAATGGATGATCGAGGACGGGCTGGTTTCACGGATCGACCTGATTATTCAGCGGACCGGTATCAACGAACTGGGCAACAGCATAACGCTGTGGCGTAACGGCGAACCCACGACCATTTCTTTTGATGACTTATGGAGTGCGATCATAAATGGCTGACAGTGAATTTCAGCGCCCGACACTTGCTGAGAATATCAGCATGCTGCGCACCGATTTATTCGCGCGTCTTGATGTCAGCGACACGCTGAGGCGTATGGATGAGGATGTCAGGGCAAAGGTTTATGCCGCTGCGCTTCATACCGTGTATGGCTATATCGATTACCTGGCAATGAATATGCTGGCGGATTTATGTGATGAAGAATGGCTGTACAGGCACGCCGCCATGAAGCGCTGTCCCAGGAAGATGCCAACCATGGCGACTGGGTTTATGCGCTGGGAGGGGGTGACGAACGGTTTAAAAGTGCAGGTCGGTGCGGTGATTCAGCGCGATGATCTGGTTCAGTATACGGTTACCGCTGATGCAATCAGCGCTGGCGGAGTATTACGCGCGCCGATAGTCTGCAACACTGCCGGCGCGATCGGTGATACTGATGATGGCGAGGCCCTGTATCTGGTGACTCCGGTTAATGGACTTTCATCTGCCGGGATGGCTGACTCCGTTTCTGGCGGGTTTGATACCGAAGAGCTTGAGGCATGGCGGGCACGTGTCCTTGAGCGTTACTACTGGACCCCTCTTGGCGGCGCAGATGGTGACTACATTGTCTGGGCAAAAGAGGTGCCAGGCATCACACGGGCCTGGACTTACCGGCACTGGATGGGAACCGGAACAGTTGGCGTTATGGTCGCCAGCAGCGATCCGATAAACCCTGTCCCGGACCAGGCAACGGTCGATAAAGCGAAAGCGCATATTGAGCCACTGGCGCCGGTAGCCGGCTCCGATCTTTATGTATTTGCGCCGGTCGGGCACAGCGTTGATTTTCACATCAGGCTGACGCCAGACACGCAGGCGGTGAGGGCCGCCGTTACCTCAGAACTGCGTTCTTTTTTACAACGTGATGGTTATCCGGAGGGAGAACTGGATCTGTCCCGTATCAACGAAGCGATTTCCATCGCTACCGGTGAACACAGCCATGTTCTTGTGGCGCCTGCGGCAAATGTGAAAATTGCCAGGAACGAGCTTGCTGTTCTCGGGAGTCTGTCATGGACATAACCGACGATGATTATGTAAACCTACTTTCTGCCTTGCTTCCACCCGGACCCGCATGGTCTGCAGATGATCCGGCAATTGCAGGCGCAGCCCCTTCACTTCGCCGGGTACATGAGCGCGGCGATGCCCTGATGCTGGAGTTGGATCCCAGGACCACTACAGAGTTAATCAGTCGCTGGGAGAAATGTTGTGGCCTGCCGGATGAATGTATCCCGTCAGGTACGCAGACCATTCGCCAGCGCCAGCAGCGGCTGGATGCAAAGGTGAACCTTATCGGCGGCATTAATGAAGAATTCTACCTGCAGCAGCTGGCGGCGCTGGGTAAACCCGGGGCCTCCATTACGCGTTATGACAAAGGCCCGTTTAACTGCTCGTCAAAATGTACAGATGCCGTTTACTCAGGTGAATGGCGATATCACTGGCAGGTAAATATGCCTGCTTCAGCAGATACAACCTGGATGAACTGCACAGATAACTGTGAAACGCCAATCCGTTACTGGGGCGACACGGTTGCCGAGTGCGTTATCAACAAACTCAGCCCGTCCCACACTCACGTAATCTTCAAATATCCGTAAACGGAGATACTATGCATCGCATTGACACACCCACTGCGCAGAAGGATAAATTCGGCGCGGGCAAGAACGGCTTTACCCGTGGAAATCCACAGACCGGAACTCCGGCGACAGATCTGGATGACGACTTTTTTGACATGCTCCAGGAAGAACTGGCGGGCGTGGTTGAAGCGGCGGGTATTGCCCTTGATAAACCCAAACATAACCAGTTACTGACTGCCATGAAGGCACTGCTGCTCGGACGCGCGCATCCGTTTGCCGATATTAAAGCTGACGGCAATGATGCGGTAGCAGAAGCACTTTCAAACCTTGGTTTAAAAGAAGCAGCAATACGCGATGTCGGCACGGGTACAGATGAGATACCCGACATGGCTATGTTTGGCGCCTCGCTGTCAGGCGCTGGCTGGCAAAAATTACCGAGTGGCCTGATTATTCAGTGGGGACAAGTTCTCTCAAATTCAGGTGGTTTTGCTCCCTGGACGTTTCCCATAGCTTTCCCGAATTCGTGTCTACAGGTTTACGCAACTCCATTTGTAGGCGCATCAGCGCAAAACTTCGCGTTAACTATGATTGGTAATCCCACCAAAATTGGGGTAACGACAGCTTGCTACGTCAGCGGGGTGCAATCCAGTGTCAACGGTCAGGTTGGCGTACGTTATATGGCAATAGGGTACTGAGAATGCAAAATTATTTATGGTCACCTACTAATAATGCTTTTTTCCCTGCCGAAATGATTGACGATTATCGCGCCTCTGGCTGGGATTTTAATGATCTAATACTCGTTGAGGATGCGGTTTTTGATGAATATTCCGTAGCCCCTCCTGCCGGGAAAATCAGGGGTATTTCGGCTGATGGATTACCGGAGTGGATTAATGAACCTCCGCTTGAAAAAGAACAGCAGATCGCAATAGCTGAGCGACATAAGTTAGCGCTTAAAGCCGCCGCAGATTCTGAAATTTCATGGCGTCAGGATGCGGTTGATGCTGATATCGCCACGGACAAGGAAGCCAGCGAGCTTGCAGAGTGGAAAAAATACCGGGTCCTGTTGATGCGAGTTAACACTTCCAGTGCACCCGATATTAAATGGCCCCAGGAACCACAGCCGCAATAATTGATAGGCCGCTTCGTATTGATCTCCTTCTCTTACAAAACTACTGTATGTGTATACAGTATAAAAAGAAGGAGGTCACTATGCCGCGCTTATCAGATATCCGCCCCGCATTTTACGCAGCACTACACATCAGCCCGAAAGGGAAACGCACTGTCACGACACGGGATTTCGTCGACGAACTTGCAAAACGTAACCATTCCTTGTCTTTGCATGAGGCCAACGTATGGATTGAGCATCACATCGATACGTTCAGGGACATTTCCACACAGGATGGCGAAGAGCGGACCTTCATGCTCTACAACCCGAATCAGGGAGGGCGCTGATATGGGCTTTCCGTCACCTGCAATGGACTACATCGAAAACCGGCTTACACCCGAATCGATATGTGGCATAAACTCGAACAGTCTTATCATCGAAACCTCATCCGGGTTTGCTGTTGTTGAAAGAGGGTCGAAACCCAAAACGGGCGATTACGTACTGGTAAGTTGGTTGGGTCATAACTATTTCGCCAGGCCAGCAGGTAGGGCATTGATTACGGAAGATGGTGAAGCGATCGAAGGGGAGGCTCTGGACGATGTCGAGGTGATTGGGGTAGTGACATGGCTGGTCAACCGGGCGTTGGACGATGAAGCGCCCGTGATGTGATTTTATAGTGTAACCAGGACAGGGGTTTTACCATCATTTTGCCATCTTTTTACCATCACTAAATCGCAGGTATAAAAAAACCAACCGCAGTGGGTTGGTTTTCTTAGGGAATTTTGGTCGGCACGAGAGGATTTGAACCTCCGACCCCTGACACCCCATGAAAGATCGCTATGGGGAAGGTACAGTTACAGTTGAAGAAGAAGGCGTCGATGGAAACGTGTCTTCGTACATCGCCTTCGCTTTTTCAAAACCATTTTTGGTCATAATTAGAACAGCTTCCGCATCAGCCTTCGGATAATCATCATCAAGATTATAATCTGCCCATTTTCGCTGTATGTGAAGATGCTTAAGCATTGTTCCTAATGAAATGAGTTTCATTTTATCGAAAGGCTCATTACCAATATGCCAAGAACTATCAATAAGATAGTCCCTTACGGCTCTATGTGTTGCTGGATCAGGACCTTTTTGTAATTTCGAACACAGATCATGATAAAGTCCGTAATAAGCGCGCCCTACAGCATTTCTATAGCCAATTTCGTCGCCATGAGCTATGCATTTCACGGCAAAGTTATAAAAATCCTGTCCGTTAACAGCCATTACGTTGCTCCATATTTTCTATATCGCTGCGGAACCAAGAAGTAAAGGGCAAAGAACGATACTCCTCGGAAGACAACAAGCAGAGCATTTCGAGATTTAACTCCGCTAACACCTCTGGATCATCTGTTTCTGCACGAACTACAAAAGCATTGTCAAGGTCATCGTTAACAAAATAGTGCACACCTATACAGTTAACACCATGATTGTTGGCAATATCTTCTGCCGCATCACACAGTACTTGGATTTGATTCGAAGTAAGCGTTGTCGCCTTCTTGAATTCTTCGACCTGTGTAATCATATGTGCCCCCTGATCCTTCAATTCTTGTTTTTCTTTTCCATCGCAGAGTGCAGAAAGTTTCAAAGTATATTTTCTGATGAGATTGATATCACCTATACAGTATGCTGCGTTTCTAGCGATGCGACGCATAGTAGGCAAACAGAATTGCTCTTCCAGTCGGAAGAGTTCCATCCGATGGAAGTAGTTATGGGCACTCGCCCCAATATAAGCAAGGTAATTGAGTGCGATTGTAGGATCTTCATACTTTAGCGCATCTCTAAACCATTGAACTGAGGTATCGAAGTCACCCTTTGCAGCATAGAGAAGTGCTGTGAGATACGACTTTTCTTTGCCATGAAGAGTGGCGATAATTTTCTCAGCGGTATCAACAACTTCCTGCTCTATCATAGCCTTACGGTTAATATACGACCACAAAGTTTTATGAAGTACGTTTGATTTTCTCTGCGCCTGAGGGGTCATGTTAACCCTTATAAAGGATTGAATTATAAATAAAAAAAATTTCCAAGCGGACATAAGAGCTTTGGATTGTGGATGGTGAGTGTACCATTCTGGTATAAACTGTCACTCAGAAAATGTGAGTTTTCATACTCAATCCACATCAAAAAATAATAGTAGAGAAGTCCTGTCTTGTGTAATCGACTAAGCAATCAGAAACTTTAGGCGCTTGTTCAACAAAATAGCTTTAATGCTTGAGTGAAGATAGAAACCATATATTAATGAAGGCTAATTTTGCATATCAACCAAGTATGAATGGAAAAAGCCCGCTATTGCGGGCTTTTTCATTTCTCTGGAACCGCGGCTCCTTTGCGTATCCTTTTTTGTCCCTTTGGTGTCCGGTCACCGTCCGGGATAAGTGGCTAACTTACTGTTTTTTAAGACTCTGTCCTGCCACTGTCCATGTTTATTTGGTGGAGCTGGCGGGAGTTGAACCCGCGTCCGAAATTCCTACATCCTCGGTACTACATGCTTAGTTTGTCTTTACATTCGCCGGGCAGCTGCGAACAAACACGCCACTACCAGACTATCCTGATTAGTTTTAACGCTTCAACCCCAGGCAAGGCATCCACGCGATCTCTTTTGGGTTTGACCTCTCTTGATCCCCGTCCTAAGAGCGGAGGCTAGGGAGAGAGGGCTCTCAGCAGGTTATTAAGCTGCTAAAGCGTAGTTTTCGTCGTTTGCGACTATTTTTTTGCGGCTTTTTACGAGGCAAACCGCCCCTCGGCATGCACCTTGGGTTTCGCGAATCCCGTCGAATCCAGAATCAGCCCCAAAAGTGTTGTAAAGAGTATAACACCTTTGCAGGGCGCCATGCCAGTCCATATCGCTTCGATGTGTAAAGGGGATTTTGCACAGTCTCACGCTCTTTCCGGTAGGTTGATTTTTACCCAAACAAAGGCAGCTTGCATTAGTGATTCAAATGGAATGGGGAATGATTATACGCCTGTGAAATCGTCACCGCATCAGGAAGAGTGTTGGGATAGTTTCATGGCTTTAGCAAATAGCGACTTAGATGCGTAGGTTTATCGCCAATAACGTGACGGGCAGATCATGCGTTGGGCTCGCGTGTTTGATTGCAGGACACATATTCCGCATCAATCATTTTAAGGTGGAAAACTCTACCAGGATCGTGCGTCTTTATGTCCCTGCGGGTGTAATCAGATTATCCATATCATTAAAGAGGAACGCTATCGCTGTTTGATAAATGCGCAGGGTTCACAAGGTGCGCTTATCTGCAAGCACCTGAACGGCACACAGATTAGGCGGTGGAGAGAACTTTGGGCGTGCCGGGAGGGGCATAGAAAAAGCCCCACCATCAGGCAGGGCTTGTAATCAGGCGCTTAACGGCCTGCGTTTTTCATAATACGGGCTTTATCAAGCTGCCATTCACGCTCTTTCAAATCAAAGCGTTTATCGTGCTGTTTTTTACCCTGGGCGACGCCGATTTTGACTTTGCACCAGGCATTTTTCCAGTACAGCGACAGGGCGATTACGGTATAGCCTTCGCGGTTAACGCGGCCATAAAGCGAATCGAGTTCGCGCTGATTTAACAGTAGTTTACGGGTACGCGTCGGATCGCAAACCACATGGCTTGATGCAACGTTCAGTGGTGTAAAGTTGGCACCGAACAGATAGGCTTCGCCATCTTTTAAGATGACATAGCTGTCGCCAATGTTCGCTTTACCGGCGCGTAAGGATTTGACTTCCCAGCCCTGAAGGGCGAGGCCTGCTTCAAATTCTTCTTCGATAAAGTATTCGTGGCGGGCGCGTTTGTTAAGCGCGATGGTGGCTGAACCGGGTTTGTGTGCTTTTTTCTTCGTCATAATGGCACTCAGTATACGTAATCCGACCGTAAAATACACCCCATCCAGAGGGGCGGAAAGCCGTTATAATAGCACGTCTTAGGCCGGAGAGTTTTTGTTTCACCCCGGATAAATGCTATTCTTGGCTGGTTGCAGAACGACAGGAAATGTTATGCCTCAGATTAGCCGCACTGCCCTGGTGCCCTACAGCGCCGAGCAGATGTACCAATTAGTGAATGATGTGAAATCTTACCCGGAGTTTTTGCCAGGCTGCGTGGGTAGCCGGGTGCTTGAGTTCTCCGGTACGCAAATGACGGCCGCGGTAGAAGTTTCAAAAGCCGGCATCAGCAAAACGTTCACCACGCGTAATACCCTGATAAGCAATCAGAGCATATTGATGCATCTGGTCGATGGGCCATTCAAGCGGTTGATGGGCGGGTGGAAATTCACGCCCCTGACACCTGAAGCTTGCCGTATCGAGTTCCAGCTTGATTTTGAATTCACCAGCAAGCTTATTGAACTCGCTTTTGGTCGGGTATTTAAAGAGCTGGCAGGCAGCATGGTTCAGGCGTTCACCGCCCGTGCTAAAGAGGTTTACAGTGCCAGCTAA